CGCTTAAGTAACGATCAACGATCACTTCGACCATTGATCTGAGTTCTTCACGATCATCAATGTGATCAGTAAAACTCAAGAAGTCTTCACCAATGTCTGTAATCAAAACTGTAGCATTGACTAAAGCACCTGGTAAAGAAATTGAATGAAAGTTTAATTCTGCTTCCAAGTCTGTGATTGTAACAACAGTTATATAATACAACTCAGCTGTTGAATCACCTGAGTTCGTAATAAATGTGTCACCTCCAGACCCGAAAATTGGACGCCCATAACAATTAACGGGTGTAGCTCCAATAGTGGGAACGCTAGACGATCCCTCCCAGTAGCAAACTACCAAATATGAACCATGGTTTAAGCGTGGTGGAAACGCTATAGTATCATAGCCAGAAACATTATTAATCGTCACCCCAAGATCTCCCGTTTGTTTACGGTCTTCAGGTAAGCCAAAACAATCCGTGGCATCAACAGGGTTAGCATAGATATAATTATACGTCATAGATGCTGAACCACCACTGTTCATTTTCAATTTCTGAAATTCAACGTCATAGGATATGAAAAGCTGGCCCACTTCATTTCCACTAGCTTGCTGACCAGACGTCATAATATTCAACCTGCCAAAATCTGTCAGTCTAATATCTCCGTCCTCGCCCTCTTCTATGTATCTCCAAATATAGGCATCATCTTGTGGGGCACATTCTGCTCCAAACAATGCATCTTCCGTAGTCTTGCACGAAACGGCACCATCATAATTGAGGAACTCTTTTCGCGTAGTAAACAACGGATCTTGTATATCATACTGCATATTAACTCCAACCAACCCAATTGAAGGATCACTGCCCGAAACGGCTAATCCAACAGTTGATTGAAAATACACCACAAGACCATGAAACCTATACATTTCAAAGACGTTAGCAATGCTTGATAAAATGGGAAACAACAATTGATTAGAAGGGTTAACCACATAATTGACAAGTGAGAAACCTGTACTTGAATCAAGCACAGTAAACATCTCAGTCTTAGCCAACCTGTATCTATGGTCCTCATTCCTAAAATGAGGTGCATGGGTACCTTCATGAATTAAAGAATTCATCTTAACCTCATAATCACCATGCCCGGTCAACTCCATAAATTGCTGTGTAGCGTATCTAGCTAATCGTTCTCCGACATCACCTCCGAGCATATGCCCAGCGACGCCAGCGATATCTCTGATACCATCAGCCATACCATACGCTTCTTCCATCTCCCGTCGTTTCTTCTTCTTTCTTTTTCTTCTTCTCCTTCGCTTTGCAGCTAAGGATCTAGCACAGGGCACAACTTTGTATGACTTTTCACTACACTTCTCATGGATTTTAAACCAACGTTCAGCAAATCTATTATAACAAGTATGTAGACTTACACCCCAGTCAAAGTTTAACCAAGAGAAAAATGTGAACACCACATGAAGTAATACATGTGATGAATGACCAGTCATACGAGCTTCTGACATACCAAATTGGAAAGCACTATCCAAAGCCTCAACCAAGTTATTAGTATCCCTTAACTTGGCAGCCTCTTCAATTTTAGGGACCTCATTTACAATGTAGTCCCAATTTATGCCATTAACCAATGGTCCGTCATCAGATATATTCATTCGATCGTCGGGGAGTACATCGCTGGACTTCCCAAACTCACGCCGACCCATACTATTAAGAAGAGCATCGTCAATGATGTAAGGACAATCAAGAATTGTAATATTGTTCTCAATCCACTCCTCAATCTCAAAGACCACCTCAACAGCAACACCGTACACTTCTGCAAACTGATTGTAAGTACACAAATCAGGATAACAAACCCGACCTCCTTGAGGGCGGTAGGGGTTACGATGCCTATTATCAACACGAGGTTTAATGCCATTGTCTTCGGCAGTCGCAGTGATTGCGCGGAAAAAAGCACCCAATATAGGAACATGGCCAGCAGTACATAACATACCACGACTAGTCCCATAAAGAAGACTTTTAAAATCTTTTGGATCATGGTTATGGTGGTTGACACCGATCTTTGATAGGGTCCGAAAAACTTTGTTTCCCCACCTGTATGTCCCTCCATCCATCTTCCAAAACATTCCTGAACAATATTCAGTTTGATCAATTGTGTCCCTCAATACAACATCCATTTTCATTCCCAAGGCTCTATATTGAGCGACGACATGTGAGATGTCAACCTCTCGATTGATACCAATGACATTGTCATCACCAAGAACCATCATTGAGAAATCACTATTAAAGTCCAATTCATAAACGTACATAGTAAACAATACGTTCAACAACGAATTGAAACACGAAGTCCAAAGATCACCTGATTTACGACCATGACCCAGGGAAATTTTAACAGAACTATCTCTGTTCTTCCCTTTCATGACAAACCAATTCTCGACCAATATTTCAAATGATTCAGGCTTACCTTCTACAATTTTATCCAAGAAATAAGTTTCTAAAGATAAAATTGGATTCAGCATCGACCCGTCCCAATTTGAAACGTCACCTTCGATAATAGTTTCAAAATTGTTGATATGAGCGCCATAAGCCCCCAAGTCATCCGGAGTAGACTTGGTGGTGTAATAGATCTTAGATCGTTTATTGAACAACTTAGACAGATATTGACCTATTTGGTAAAATTCACCAGAATAATTAGCCACAAGAGCCTCACTCCTGGTCCAAATTTGTCGGGGTTTAAAATCTGTCTGATTTTTCCCAAGGTAAAGTTCCTTCTTCACAAAAACTCCACACTCAAAATCACGTTCAGTTAAATCCTTGCCACGCATCTCATATAGTCTAGCACCTTTCTTTTGTCCATATTGCGAAACCAAATGTTTCAAATGATCAAATTCAGGGTCCAGAACACAAGGGGGTAGTTGATCAATCAGTATTTTTGCATAAATGATGAAATCATTAATGACCTCATCATCATATTCTCGATCAAAACCCATCCTAATACTTAAACCAGCTTCAAGGTTCTGAGGACCAGCATCAGGGTAGATCTTAGGTAGTACTGTTGTAATTCCATAAACATCCACTTCCTTTGCTTCGAAATCCTCATTATTAACACGATCATAATCTGTTTGAATTCTGACGTCCAGTTTTTGTTCGGGCAGCTCTCGGTCAAACACAGCACTTTTAAGTGCTATCCGTGCAGCCGGTAAGATCCTGAACTGTGATTCAGATGTCTCTCGCTGAGCTACCTTCAACATAGCGGCTTTGAGGTCATTATCACTGTGCTCACGCCACCACATAGCTAACTTGTTGGCAGTCCACAAAACAGGCTGTGACATACACCCTATAAAGGCTATGAACTCAAACCCTGTATACATGTAAGCTACAAGCAAAGACAACAACATTACAGTTGTTTGTTGCTTCGACATAGCGAACAGTGACAATTCCTTCTTGGCTTCCGTCAGTATCCAATCTCTAGATTTACCTGATGTAGCCATAAACTTCTTTAAGCTCAATTCAGCTCTATCAGACCAACTAGCTTGTAATGTATCCAAATAATTTGAAACTTGGTCAATAAAAACTGGTGATGTGACAATAGCTGTAATATCATGCTCCAACAATGGATAATCATTATTCCATCTTTTAAAATGAGCTTTGATTCTATTTCTGAACTCAACCGGTTTATGGGTCTGTTTTATCAAGTAAAACGGTATCATGGCATTACATGACATTTTCAATCTATCAAAAAGATTACCAGATTGCGCCACGCTTGACAACTCAGGAAAATTTCTAACCCTAGCTCCTTCAATGACATAAAACAATCTGTCTTCAGTCACTGAGACTATTTCCTGACCAGTCCAGAATTCAAAGAATTCCTTAAGGTACAAACGTTGACCTTGCAAATTAACAAAACCATCATAAAATACACCTTCAATACCATTATCAGAACCAACTATGTAATCTTTGTTACGAGACTCAAGTCCCGCTTCAAATATAATCCTATTAGCAACAAATCGATAAACAATTTGTGGTTCCTCGGCTTTGATATCATCATAATTATCAAAATTAGGATCAGATGCATCGAAATACCCTAAATATTTCTCCTCTTCTGAGCTAAGCTGATCAGCTATCATAGCTTCTCTTTTAGCTTTTGCAGCGCGCTTCTTCATGCGCTTTCTGTTCCTACCTTGTGAAGGCAGGTCTTTATTTCGAGGCATACGAGCCTTACCCCTTCGGGTCTTCTCAGTATCCTTTCTTTCAACACTTGCCACACACCCATACGGGTCTAGTACGTGTGACAACCCATTTTCTTGGCGACTCGAGCCGTGCGAATGGGATAACGCTGTCATATCTGCGATAGAAACAACTTCAATACGACCAGTGCGGCTCGTCAGACCGCATGGATGACTCACTTTGTGAGCGATCCCTGGAAGCCCTTCATTTAAGAAAGGAGGCCCTACAAGGTCCATAATCTATTATTGAAATAGCTAAGCCACCGAAACTCTGTGCATCAGACCCACTCATCCAGTATCAATAAACTCCCAGTGTTAATTACCCAGCCGCTAAACCGGTAACACTAGAAGCCATGTCAACATACAGAGTGGTATGCTTCGTAGAATCGTTAAATGGTCATCGCCATCACATCAAACAGAACATGAAACAATGTAGCCGTACAATCTATGGTGTGATCCTACAGCCTATATATAATCAGTATTCACCTATACTGCCCTGATAAATCGCTTGGTAGAAGGGTTCGCAACACCCTAGTTGCCACCATTTAGTGCAACCAACTGGAAACGCCAGCCTATGTTCCAAAACACGCCCGCTCCACTCTAAACCTAACCAAAAGGCTCAAATTGGCAAGAGTGAGTAAAAC